CCCCCCTAAGTAATCTTTTTAAAGAAGATAAACGTCACGGTGGGTCGAGAAGATCGCGCAAAAAAAAGTTGGCTGGAAAAAACAGGTCGTCACACACGCGAGGTTGTGGTAGGGTGCGTTATGAGCCTACAAAATGAGGTTCAATAATGAAAACAAGACGACGCCGCACAAGGCGTCCTAAGAGTCTTTTTTGCGAGCTACGAAAAACGGAAGAAATGAAAATAAAATACCCTCTAACAGAATGTATATGTATTGATGTCGATGGAACTCTCTTGCTCAAAGAGGAGACTCTCAATGAAACACTAGCCACATGGGCAGCAGCTAAAAAATCCGAAGGATACGAAGTGATACTTTGGTCGGCACGTGGACGAAATCACGCTGAAAATGTGGCTAAGAAATTTAATATTGAGGATAATTTTAGCTTTATCGTATCTAAACCAGGATACATCATTGATGACCTAGGCTGGAAATGGATCAGATACACGAAAATATTGAGGAAACTATTTTAAAAACCATGGCTAAAAAAGAAAACAGAATATTCGCATCAATGAAGGCAGCGGCTTCCGCGCTAGATCTGCAATACTCACGCCTACAATCTGCAAAAAGAGCTGGGTGCGATGCGTTCAAGGCTAATGGGTCTGTCAATGAAGAGAAGATTTTAGCATGGTTCAAGGAGCGGCCAGTGAAAAAGAAGGTTACCGGCAAGAAAAAAGTGGAAAAAGCCCCAGGGAAAGCGGGAGCTGGTGAAGCCTTGAAGAGATTGGAGCTTGCAGAGGTCGAGGCGCACCGCGAATACGTGGAGACATTGGCTGAGGATGCTGCAGATGACACCGAAAAAAATGGAAAGCTCAAAGCCTGGCAGACAATCGTTAGTTCCTTGCTGTCGTATGAAACCAAAGTTGAATCCAGCAAGCGCGATGCTGGGCAATTAATCCCGCAATCCGAAGTCATCGAAATGGCTAAATCTTTGATGATGTGGACGAACTCAGCGATTTCTGACGTGCTGCATAACTGCACGCCGAGGCTGGCCAGTTGCGCTACGCCGCGAGAATACGCCGCGGTTATTGATCCAGCGATGCGCGAAGCCTTACCGATTGCATTAAATTACGCTCAGCGAGCAAACAAGATGCCATCATGGCTGGCAGAAGCGGCGTTGAGATCGGCTCCATCGGATCGATCATTTGATACGATCATCCTGAAATCAATTATCAAGGCAATCAAAATTACGAAAGCAGAGCAAGTTGCTATAACTAAGATTACAAAAAAACTGAATGAGCGACCTACTTAAAAACAATCCGATAGCTAAATTTGCGGCTGATAATTACGTGCTCGGGGCTGACTCCGCAATTTCTGGAAAATACCATATTGAAAACTCGCCGTTTCATGCTGACGTTTTCAGAGCGCTTCACAATCCGCAGTACCGAGAAGTCACTTGTCGCTTTGCTTCTCAGCTAGGAAAAAACTTGATTTCTGAGATATGGACTGGTTACGTGATAGCTCACGCGCCCGGAAACATGTTAGTAAATGGTCAGACCGACGAAGATATTGAGCTGTTTGTGAGAGATCGATTATTCAAAAGGCTGGCAAATCTGGATTGCCTGACTCCAGTATGGCCATACAAAAAAGGTGATTTCCCGAAGGGCGGCGAGTTACACCTGGCGCACATGTATGTTCTGGCACTTGGCGCGAACTTGGCAAACTTGCAGGGTAAATCTGCACGATACATTTTAAATGACGAGGTCCATCTATGGAAACCTGGGATGTTGGATAATGCTAGAGACCGGTGCTCAGCCTTTTGGGACGCTAAGATGTTGAACATATCCACGGCTGGCGATGACGAAAGCGATGAGGCTCACGCATTTGAGCAAGGGTCACAAGACTCATGGCATCTAGGATGCCCAGAGTGTAAGAAGAAAGTCAGGCTCATGGGGAAATGGAGCGGCGGAAAAGAGCGCGTGATCGTGTGGGAATCTGACGATGTGACCAAACCTAAAAATAAAAAGTGGAACTGGCAGGAGCTGAGGAAGACAATAAAATTTAAATGCCCATACTGCCAAGCTGACTTTGATGACTCACTTCAAAACCGAATTGAGATGAACAGGCTCGGCGGGTACATATCTCTAAACCCAAACGCCGCGCCAGATAAAAAATCATTCCATTGCTCGCAAGTTGCCGCGCCGTGGGTGACGTGGGAAGAGCTTGTAGAGCGGTGGATCAAATCAGTCGAGCGGCTACGCACTGGTGACGTCTCTCTGCTCAAAAACTTCGTGATCAAAAGACTAGCTGAGACGTGGGAGGATCAAACTCCAAGCGGATCTAACGCCATCATCACAGGAGGTTATTCAATCAAAGAAGATTTTCAGTGGGAGAAAGAGGCGCAACGCTTCCTCGCGGTTGATGTGCAAGAGCGCGGCGGCCGTCACTTCTGGGCGGTGGCGAGAGCATGGGCGCAATTTGGCGAGAGCCGATTGATCAGACCAGAGCGTTTAGTCGGATGGGCCGACATTGATCAGATGGCTAAAGACCTGCGAATCCCAGCTAATAAAGTTTGCGTCGATGCCCGTTATGCAACTAACGAGGTGATCGAAAACTGCGCTCGCTACGGGTGGACATGGATGCAAGCCGATGAATCGAAAGATGGCAAGCGAAAGTTCTACGCTCACAAATCCGACGAAACAGAAAACAATATCATGAGACCGTTCTCACAGCTGGTATCTCGGGACCCTGGCATCGGCACGAGGAACCAAGCTCGGAAGTTAGCCTATGGATGCCACTTTTCTAAGGACTGGGTGAGGGATTCAATCCAGCGGAGAATTTTAGGCGAGGGGATCGAGTGGGGATTACCCGATGACATCGAGGATCTGACATGGGAGGGAACGAATACCAAGCAGACCAATTACCTAGATCAATTAAATAGCTGGATGTGCGCGGAGAAGACAGACCCGCAAACCAATAAAGTCAAAAAGATCTGGAAGATGATCAGGCGAGATGACCACCTAAGAGCGTGCGAAGAGATGCAACTCATCATGGCTGCTGGTCAAAATCTAATCCCGTCTGAGGTGGATAGCAGTGAGAGTTAAATCTAAATAAACCTAATTAAACTATTACCATAAAAGGTAAGTTAGTGGTAATTTTTTGATTATGGAAATAAATACTTCTTACGAGCACTTTACAAGTGAGCAGTTAGTCGTCCTTGAAAACGACACGCTAGACCAGCTCAGGAAGCTCAGCGGAGTAGGTCAGAGCCACAGCATCAACGGACGATCTGTGTCTCTACCAGACCGCGATAAGCTCATGCAAGCCCTTGCGGATATACGCAGAGCGATAAGGTCTCAAGCAAGAGTCAAGAACATCGCAGCCCAAGGTGGAAGCTATCAGGGCTATCACACTAGCTACGCGGGTTTCAATAATAGTAATAACAATATTTAAAAAACATGGGAAACGAATCACCAGGAATCTTAGGAGGTAGGATGGCGCAGAGCTTAGATAAGCTCGTAGGCATAGTCTCACCCTCCTCACAGTTCGAGCGATTAAGGTCTAGAGCTAACGTCAAACTAGCCTACGACGCGGCGCGGAACACGCGGGAAAGAGCTATGCCTGACCGGCTAAGAAATCCAGAGAACCCGCTACAGCAACGCGATAGTATTATGCTCATGCGTCGATCACGTGAGTTGATGGAAAACTCAGGGTTCTTCCTTTCAATAAAATCAAAATTGAAAAACTACGTCGTAGGTAACATGAGATACTTACCGCAAAATAGTAATTCAAAAGCCGAGGCAGCCACAAAAGAATGGTGGGCGCATTGGCAAAAAAACTGCGACGCTACAGGAAGATTTCATTTTCTGGACATCATGGAGATGTTGCTGGGATCAGCTCTAACAGACGGAGACTTTAGTCTGGCTCACATCGTTGATGATCAGCACAATTTCACACTCCAGGGGATTGAAGCGGACAGGCTAGGAAACCCACACGAGACTGGGACCACTGACCCGAACTACGTCAGAGGAATCAGACTGCAAAACGGCAGGCCAGTAAGCTATGATATTTACAGTCGATCATTGCACGATCAATACACCTTTGATCAGACTATCCCCGCCGATTGCATATCTCATTATTACAGACCAGATCGGTATGATCAATATAGGGGGATCTCATCATTTGGCGCAGTGGTAGGACTCTATCAAGATGTCCGAGACGTGCGCCGCGCTGAGATGATGGCTATGAAATGGGCATCGTCAAAGGCTGGAGTGGTAAAAACTAAAAACGCCACAATGCCCTCAGAGGTTGGCGGAGGATTATTTGACAGAGGATTTGTAGGCGGAGACGCTGGTAAGCAAATCTCTGGGATGTCTCCTGGTGAAGTTTCATATCTACAGCCGGGCGAGGATATTGAGGTCATTTCTCATGACAGACCAAATCCGAACTTGATGAACTTTATGGAATCGATGCTGCACGAAGCCGCGTTAGGATTAGACCTGCCGTATGCCTTTGTTTACAATATGACAGGCATCAGCGGAACGCCTACTAGGCTAGTGTCTGAGCAAGCTAAGCGCACTTTCCAATCTTGGCAGAACCATCTATTACGCAACGTATTGGAGCCAATCAAAAACAAAGCAATCCTTAGCGGTATCGCTCAAGGCCACATACCCTACACCGAGGACTGGGATAAAGGGAAGTTCATTTTCCCAGCTCATCCGACTGTAGACGTTGGAAGAGAATCAGCGGCGAACCTAAACGAAAACCGTCAAGCTCTATTATCAGCCTCAGACATCTACGCTGAGAAAGGCAAGGACTGGGAGGAAGAGCAAAGGCAACTAGCTAAAGAAGCAACAAACATCATCAGAGAAGCCAAGCGAGTAGCCAAGGATGAAGACGTGCCATTTGATACTGCAATCAACCTAATCCAGATGATGACGCCGAACGGAGCGAATACGGAAGAAGGTGGATCAGGTAAAGTCTCAACCAGTAAACCAGGAGACATAGACGATGATGGAATATCCGAATCTAACGAAGAAGCGGCCGCAACTGGAGAAATACAAACAGGCGGCATGAACGGAGCTCAAATTTCATCCATCATTGATTTAGCTAAACAGGTATCAGAGGGAACGATCACCAGCATAGTAGGAGTTGCGATTGCAAAAGCAGCTTTCCCGCTTCTTTCAAATGAAGAAATAAACAAAATATTCAATGGCTAAACGTAAACAAAAAACCAACAGATCTAACAGAACAACCGTGAGACTAAACTTTAACTCAACACTGGCGGAACCATCCGCGATAGAAGCTAACAAGGGCATCATTCCTAATATCCAGATTGCGCGCATCGGCGAAGCCAGCGGTCACATGGTAGTTCAGAACGGTGACGGGTTCGAAGCCTACAACCCGAGCAAGCACCCAGAAGAGGCAGCGACTCAAGTAACGATCACACAAGAGACACTAGAGAGCCTAGTCACTTGCGCCGGCGAGCGCGTCAAATGTTTAATGAATCACTCAGATGACATCAACGAGGTTGCTGGAGTATTCAGAAACTTCCGCGTTGATGGTGAAACAACTAGGGCAGACCTATACTTGCTCAAATCATCAAAGCACCATGACTATCTGCTAGAGCTATCATCAGAATGTCCAGAAGGATTTGGAGTATCAGTCAATATGCACGCGACATACGGCGAACTAGACCTAAATAACCCTAATAAAACCGTGGCATGTATCTGCAAAAAGTTAGTATCTTGTGATCTAGTGACAGAGCCAGCCGCAACGGATGGGCTTTTTCAGGTTGGAGAATACAATCACAACACCCCAAACAAAATGGAAGACAACGACGAAAATAAAAAGCCTACAGGTGATGAAGACATCGCCACTATTGCGGCTAGCGCGGTGAAGACCGCAATGGAAGAGGGATTAAAACCTCTGACAGAAAGCATGACAGCTCTATCAGAGCGCATGAGCAAGCTGGAAGACCCTGAAAAGGAAGCTCCAGAAAAAGAGGATGACGAACCTACTGAAGACGAAAAGCTCGAAGCTGAAAAAGCTAAAGAGAAAGAATCTGAAGAGAAGATGTCAGCCGTAATCGCTAGCACAGTCGGCGCAGTAATGACTAAGCTAGGCGTAAAAGCTCCACTCAAAGCATCTGTTCAGAACGCGGACGACACAACTAAGCTCACATTTTCTGAGCATGTTAATCACGTTGCAAAAACAGACGGCATCAACAACATGGAAGCAACTAAAATTGTCATGGGTAAATTCCCAGACAAGCATAAATCTCACCTTGTAACCTTACAAAAATAATCCAATGCAAACATTCACAGATTCAATCAAAAGAACATTCGCGGTAGATGTCGCGGAAACCACAATCAAGCGCGGAACTCGTCTAACATTTTTAGACACTTCCGACATAATCGGACTCAAAACAGCCGCAGATGACGAACTAGCCATAGGAGTAGCTGACGAAGACTACTCTAATGACACCGACTTCGCCGCACCAGCTCAAGGTTTGTCAGTTAGATTATTCGCTCTAAGCACAGTCTTTAAAGCAAGCGCGGCAATCGCAGCAGCTACACAGATTGGCAAAGCCGCCGACGGCAAGGTAGTAACTGGAACCGACA